CAAATTGCCCAACGGACAACACAAAGTTGTTTGGCCGCGCCATTGTGCTCGAAGTAGCTGATGGTTGCGCCGATGCAGTACCGCAGGAGTCAGAGTGGAAAGCTCTGGCTGCAGGCACCAGTAAAGGTTTCGACTTCTCGCCCAACAGCGTTACTTCAGATGCTGATGACACCAAAGGCTATGTAGAGAACATCGTTACCAACGCAGACTTCACTATCTCATTTGAAGGTGAGGTGCGCCGTAACGATAAGCTCGACCAGTATGGTGTTGGTCGCCTTATTAAGTATTTCAACACTGAAATTCAGGCAGCGCGCCAGCCCACTCTGTGGGTTCGCATGGAATTCGGTCCTATTACTTTCACCGGATACATGCTGATCAACGCATTGAGTTCTGACGGTGGTACTAACGACATCATCACTTTCTCTACTGAGTTTAAGGTGGCGGCAGCTGACACCATCCAGGTGGTCGATACGGATGACAGCGTTCCTGCTACAGGCGTTACCGTGACTCCAGCAACTACCTCAGTCGTAGTTGGTGCAACTCGCCAGCTGACCGGCACCGTGTTACCAGCTGATGCAACTGACAAGTCCGGCACGTGGACAACCTCAGACGCCACGAAGGCAACCGTCAGCAGCACCGGACTGGTTACTGGCGTGGCCGCCGGCACCGCGACGATCACATTCAAGTCGAATGACGGCAATTTCACTGGCACCACAGCAGTAACGGTTACAGCCTCGTAGCCATTCCAAATGGGCTGGGTTCAGCCCATTGATAATGATTATGGAGATCACATGACGCCGTATAAAGAGATTGGTGAGTGCCTGATCACCGCTGGCGAGAATGAATATTTCTTCCGGCCGTCATTCGCCGCAATGAGCCGAATTGGTGAGCCACAGGAAATCGTTTATGCATTTGCAGACCTGCACAACGATGAGCTGACGCCGCTTATTGAACGAGCTACAGCAGCATATGGGCATGTTCCAGCCTGGCTAATCGAGCATATCCGCAGTAGCAGTTACGGAAAGAGGGCGCTCATGGCTGCCATGACCGTGATGCAGGCGTGCTGCGAAGATGATTTGACGGCTCTTATTGGTGAGTTCCGTCCGGCCAGAACCAAAGGCAGGGCATTTAAGCGACGCATGGGGGCGATGGGCGATTTTGAGTTGTTGTTAATCTCCCAGTCGCTAATAACGCACGGCATCATCGGTAAGGCAAAGGTTCGCCAGCTACAGCGTCATGAAAGTGGCAAAGCGACGACAGAGTTCAACGCCTTCGACTATGTCAGTGCGGCCCGTAATCATTTCGGCATGACACGCTCAGAAGCAGAGCAATTAACGATGACCGAGTTTCAGCACATGCTTGCAGCTAAATACCCTGACCAGAAAGGATTCACGCGGGAAGAATACGATCAGGTTGCAGATGACTACCTTGCTAAAAAGGCAAAAAGGTTGGCTTCTGGAAAATAGTAGCCAACAAATGCTTGTAGTTACTTCTGTCTAAAATCGTTATCCCATTTTTTGTTTCTAGAAGCGACTTCAACCGTCATTTCTCCAACAATGATACTTAAAGCAAGGCAAAGCTTTTGCTTGTTGCTAGGTTCTGCGGAATCAAAAGTTACGTATTTCACTTCGTCACCCTTGTCGCTGGATGTTTGGATGTAATGCTTTTCAGTCAAGTCTTTATTTTTTGATTTTAGGTGATTATCTAAATGGGCGCGTATGCTTGAAATCTTGGTGTCGGGAATGTCCTGCCTAGAAGGGTTGTGAGCGACATCATTTCTTAGAGTGTTTATGACTTTGAATGCTTTACACAAGCCTTCAGGTAAACCAGTGTTCTTAGCTAATTTTAATTTAGAACTGCACTCAATCAATAGCTGATTACCATCATCATCAAATAGTTGAGCAAAGCCCGTAGAAGCACACACCCATGCCTCTATCATTTTCTCACATAGCAGATGTACCCGCAGCACAGTGCCGGTTGAGTCCTCTGTTTGAGATGCCCTAATTATGAATCCATTTACATCAATGGATGTAAACACATCCATGTAGATTTTTGCGTCCAAAGTAACCTCCTACCAATATATTACTTCTGTTAATTCTGAAAACTATAACTTAACTGACCTCGCTCCGGCGGGTTTTTATGTCCGGAGATAGATGTATGGCGAGCGAGCAGCAGGTTGGAAACATCGTTTATGAGATTGAAATGAATGTCGCCAGGCTTATCGAGGGTCAGCGTCAGGTAGGCGATCGCCTCAACAAGCTCGACCAGGGCTTTAATAGCACAGCCAAATCAGTTGGGAATGCAGAGAAGTCCTTTGCATCATTGACTAAAGTCGCCTCAGCCTTGGCTGCTGCCATTTCCGTACAGCAGATTGCCGAGTATGGCAATGCATGGGTGACGGTGAACAACAAGTTGGCCAACTCCGTGCGCGCCAATGAGCAGCTTGCGGATGTTACACAGCGAGTCTTCGATATTTCTCAGGATACAAGGTCAAGCCTGGAAGCAACAGCCACCCTCTATGGACGCCTTGAGCGCTCAACAAGGTCCGCAGGAACAAGCACAGCCGATCTGATTAAGCTTACGACGACCATTAATAAGGGTCTTGCCGTATCTGGCGCAACCACCGAAGAAGCCAGCTCAACCATGACGCAGTTGTCTCAGGCGTTGGCGTCCGGCGTTCTGCGCGGGGAGGAGTTCAACTCCATCTCAGAAAACGGCAGTCGTCTGGCTGTTGCCCTGGCCGATTCTCTGGGCGTGACTATTGGTCAGCTTCGTGCCATGGCCGCACAGGGCAAGTTGACGACAGAGGTAGTGGTCAATAGCCTGTTGAAGCAAAGTGATGCCATTGCGAAGGAATTTGCCAACACAGCGCTGACCATGGGGCAGGCATTCACGGTCGCCACAAATAACATCACAAAATTTGTCGGCGAAAGTTCCAGCGTCAGCACGTCAATCAAGATTTTTAACCAAGGTGTCATTTCTTTAAGTGAGAATCTGGATATGGTTGCTAACGTGGTTGCTGCCGCAGCAGTAATTTTTGGCGGTAGATTCACCGGCGCGCTTGCAATGGCAACCAAAGCAAGAGTGGATGACGCATTAGCCGCCAGAGCTCAGGCAGTTGCAATCGCAAAATCAACAGCAGCCACCGCCACAGCGGCTGAAGTAGTTGCCCGCAAAGCGCTGCTGGATAAAGAAGCAGCGCTGTCTTCGCTTGCACTTGCTCAGGCTGAGTACAATGTAGCCAAAGGCTCCTCAGCAGAAGGCTTTACTCTGCAGAATCTCAATGCTGCTAAGTCAGTGGCTATCCAGCGTTCTGCAGCATATGCGGAGGCTCAGATTGCGCAGGCTGCCGCAACCAGAACAGCAACAGCTGCAGCAGTGACTGCGACTACCACGATTAAATCTCTTGCCAGTGGCGCACTGGCCCTTATCGGTGGGCCGGTTGGAGCGGCAGTAATAGCAGCAGCTGGAATCTTCTATTTCTATCAGAAGATGCAGCAGGCACGGCAGGAAAGTATCGACTTTGCTGACAAGCTCGATGGTGTCATTGCCAAAATGAAAAACATGAGTCAGGTTCAGCTGGCTGCTGAAATCGACAACGCCAGCAAGTCAATCCGTGCTCAGGCTGATGCCTTAAAAGACAACCAGTCCACACTTGGGGCTAACGAGCTTCAGCAGTCGCGGCTGCGTCGTACCCTCGGATCTCTTGAGGAGGGAAGCCTTCTCTATAAGGTCACGCTCTCTGAGCTTGCTGATGTCCAAAGTGAGCACACTCAGTTGCTGGCGCAGAACGAATCAGCGCAAGAGAAGCTCAGCCAGACTGTCAGCAAAACCGGAATTCTCCGCGCTCAGATGAATGGTACTTTTGCCCAAGGAATCGACTTACTGAAGCGTGACGGTGACGCTGCGGGAGTTGCTACCGGGCTAATGAATCAATTCGGTCACGCAATAGACTTCGCCAGCCGTGCAAAGGATAAGTTTAACTCTACCAGTCTGGAAATCCCTCGCAGCGATAAAGCTGATGCATATAACAAAGACCTGGAAGATGAAAACACGCTTCTTGCCATTACCGATAAGCGCCTACGAGCAGTTACCAAGGCCCGCATGGAGGCTGGAGAAAAAGGCGGAAACCAGAATCAGGTAAATGCAGCGGGCCAGTTGGCTGGGGCGCAGTACGACCTTCAGGCAGCAGAAGCAGCCAGAAACAAAGAAACTAAGGATGGTTTGGCTGCCGGTAAGAAAGCCGAGACTCAGGCAGAATCAATAGCGGAGAAACTGGCTAATCTGAAGCAGCAGTCAGAGCTGGCTGGCGACTCAACGCGTGAACTCAGCAGAGAGCAGGCAATTCTCACGGCTCAACAGTCACTGGGTAGCGCCGCAACGCAGAACGATATCAAACTTGCCGGGCAGTATGCCGCCGCCAAATGGGATACCGGCAACGCAATCCGTGCGCAGGCGGCAGCTGAAAAGCTTCTCCCCGAAACAAAGGCAAATGCCAGCTATAAGCAGGATGTATCGGACCTGCAGACTGCACTGTCAGCCAAAAAGATAAGCCAGGAGCAGTACAATGCAACCTCTGAACGTCTTGAGCAGGAGCATCAGGCCAATCTGGCAAAAATCCGCGCTGACCAGGCTGTAACCCCTCAGCAGGCAGCAGCGGGCACCGTCGACCCGGTTCAGGCTCTAGCGAATGAGAATGCACAGAAGCTTGCGCTGATTCAGCAGTTCGAGAATCAAAAGGTAATCACCGAGCAGCAAAGCCTTGCTCTCAGAAACTCTCTCAACACGCAGTATGACCAGCAACGCACTGCGGCCATGTGGCAGATGTGGCGCAATCAGAGTGTAGGTAACGAGGCTGTCGCTGCCTCATTCGACTCGATTGCTGGCAATGCTTCCAATGCATTTACTGGCATGGTTACGGGCAGCATGAGTGCTGAAGAAGCTATGTCATCTCTGGCAAGCAATGCTTTAAATACCCTAATCAACTCTTTCGTACAGATGGGAGTGGAATGGGTTAAATCTGCTGTGATGGGTTCGACTGCTCAAATCTCAGCAACAGCTGCGACAACGTCCGCATCGGTTGCTGGCATAGCCACTACTACCGCAGCAAGCACAGCATCTGCAGCAACAACTACGGTCGCATGGTTGCCGGCAGCGGCAGCGGCGTCAATTGGCTCATTTGGTGGGGCTGCAGTAATTGGCATCGGTGCATTGATCGCGGGAATGGCTTTGGCAGGAGGCTTGGCTGGTAAGCGTAAAAACGGCGGGCCGGTATCAGCGGGTTCCATGTATCAGGTAGGTGAGGGTGGTATGCCTGAAATCTACCAGGCCAGCAGTGGCAAGCAATACATGATCCCTGGTGATAACGGCTCAGTGATTAGCAACAAAGACATGACGTCATCAGCGGGTGGTTCAGGTGGTGTGGTTATCAACATACAGAACTACACAAGCGCCACAGTTGATGCGCAGGCCAATAACACAGGTGGCGGGGTGACAATAGATGTCATCGTGGCAGACCTGAACCAGGGCGGGCCAATCCGTCAGGCAATAACCCGCAACACAACAGCGTCAGCGAGGGCTACAGAATAATGGCTATTGATTATCCTGACTGGCTCCCGCTGGCTCAGAAGTCTAATAAAAACGTCACCAATGATACGGGGTTCCGCACTGACCAGCCTCAGGTTGGTGCGCCAATATTCCAGAAGCTTACTGACGACCTTAAATCCTCATTCAGCCTGACATGGATATTTACACGCGATCAGCATCGTGCATTTTACCAATGGTTACGCAGTCCTAACTACCTGGATAACGGTAATCAATGGTTCAGCATGAGGCTATCAACCGGGACTGGAGACTCAGGGCTGGAAGTTCAGCAACTTCATTTCACCGCCTATCCAACATGGAACCAGAGCGGCTCTGTGTTTACCTGGACGGGCAGCGTAATTACCAGAGAGCTGAATAACTCGGATGACGAATTTGACGACATCCTGGTTGAGCTTCCGCCGCCATGGGGTAGCTGGCTGGACATTGTCGTGACTGGTTATCCCGATGGGCGGGATAAGGAATCATTACCAAGGGTGCCTTAATGCCGACCTTCAGAGAATTCAAAAGCCAGCGGCCCAACAGGGTGCTGTTCGATACGCTGACGTTTTATAACCAGACATTCGGCTATATCAGGCTGGTAGACAAGCAGGTTTTCCCCAAAACCTTTGCCGGTCAAATCTACACACCGTGCCGGATGGAAATAAACGAAAGCCAGCAGAGCAGCACACCTGTTATCGATTGCAGCGTCAAATTCAGCCGCCTTGCACAGGACTTTAAGCAGCAGCTTAAGCTCTGGCGGGGGTATGCGCGCATAACTCCAATTTCGGCCACATACCAGCGATTTGATTCGGCGGATATGAACACGCCACTCAAGCCATGGACGCTATATGTCAACGATGTAAGCATGGATCAGAACGATGTAACAGTGACGCTGACGCTTAAAAATCCGCTTAATAACAACGTTGGCCGGTTGTACACGCCAGAGGAATTCCCGGGGTTGCAAAATGCTTAAAGCTGAGTTTATCGAGAGGGTGACGGGAGTTCCATGGCGCGACAGGTCATGCACTTTTGAGGCAATGGATTGCTGGGCATTGGTAGTTCTCTATTACCGTCATGTGATGGGCGTAGAGATTCATCATAAGCCTGACTACGAATCTGGTGCTGACTTCCTGACGTGCTTTGCGGGAGAAGTGGTTTACTGGAGGGAAACGGATATCTTCAGCGAACACGGGATCTTTATTGCCTGGTACGGCAGCCAACCGGTTCACGTCGGACTGACTCTTGATGGACGGGCCTTGCACAGCCGTGGAGAGAGCGGGCATGTGCGTTCAGACAGCATCCGAACAATACAAAAACTATTTACGCGCGTGGAGTTCTATCAGTATGCCAATTGTCCAGATTCAGCGTATTCCGGGGCTGCCGAAAGAGAGGGTTAAAGCCCCTGCAGGTGTTCCATTCAATGAGTGGCTGGCATGCCAGAATCTTCATAACGAACTACGCATCAGCATTAATGGTCAGGAACTGCGGGACGATGACGATATCGGCTTCAGCCTGCAGGAAGAAGATAGGGTTATCATCTTCGACCAGCCTAAATCAGGCGATCTGGCTAAAACCCTCCTTAACCCGCTTGAGCATTTCAACCCGATAAAGTTTACTCAGAAAATCATGAGCGGGCTCATCAAACAGCCCGGAACAGGCAATATCGGGCAAAGTAAAACGTCATCGAATAACAGCCTCAAGGGTCAGTCTAACCTCGCACGAAATGGTGAAGCTAAGCCCGATAATTACGGACTGATCAGGGCGTTCCCTGACCTGATTCAGGAGTCTCTATTCGAGTATTCAGGAAATCTCAAATACCTGACAGAGTTCATGAACTTCGGCATTGGAACGTACACTGTCAGCTCGGTCAGATATTCAGAAAGTAACCTTGGTTCGATGGCTGGAGCATCGTTCACCGTATACAACCCGGGTGATGTGATCGGCACTGTAAATGAAGGATATCAGTTCGATGATGTTGACGGGCAGGAAGTACCCGGAAAGAACGAGTCTGATGATTTCCCTATTGAGAGTGCTACTGCAAGTACTGTGATAAGCGGAAGTTACTCCGGCGGACAGATTCTGATGAAGATAGTTAAGCAAGCGAGCTTTGACTACTTCATGGGTCTGACGCTGCCCCATGCCGTATCCTTTGTGGTAAATGCTACATACCCAACGGCTAGCGGAAATGTTACTCAAGACTTCACATTATCAGGCAATCTGATATCGGCCACACAGACCTCCAATGGATCCGTCACTGCTCCGATTTATTACTACAATTTCGTCATCGACAGCATTGAAGGCTCGAACGCCTCATACATATCTACAGCAACAATCAATACGACAAAGTTCATTCTTAACGACAATCAGGCACTGGCAATTGGCCCATTCTTTTCACCAGTAAAATCCTCGCAGCTTTGGCTGCACACGCAATCAGGATTGGGCGGTAAAAGCGAGACTAACTGGCAGGTTACGATCTGGAAGGTGGATGATGACAACGTTCAGGTGCCGGGAACAACTCAGACGTTCCTTTATCGCCAGACTACACCGCATCAGTCTACGTCTGATACCTTCTATCGCACAGACAAGTTAACTCCTGTTGCCGGATACGGGCGATACGCGGTGACGTTCCAGCGCACAGATAACAGTGGTGACAACAGCAGGCTTAAAGTTGAGGCGATTCACAGCGTAAATATACGCACCAATGTCATTTATCCTAATGACACGCTTGTGCGCGTTACGGTGAGACAGACTGAGAACGCCACCAGTGCACGAGATAGGAAATACAACGCCCTCATTAATCGGCATGTGATCACATACAACCTGAGCACGCAAAAAGTCGATTACGCGATTAGGGCATCGCGAAAGTTTGCAGATATTGCGCTGCACAACTGGCTCGTAATTGGCGGTCAGACAGAAAGCTCAATCGACATATATGGCCTTTATCAGATTCAGGCAGAGCTTGACGCCCGAGATCAGAGGCTAAGCTATTTTGACTACACTTTTGACGATGAGGATGTGTCGCTGGGTCAGCGGATGGAGACCATCTGCGATGCGGCAGGTGTCAGCGTGTATTGGGATGACAGCGTTCTTTCTTTCACGCTCGACGCAAGAAGGAGTGTGCCGGCAACCGTATTCAATCGATCCAACACTGTTGATTCGGGATATTCTTTAAGCTACGACATGACGCTTCCTGGCGGCTATGACGGCGTTGAGGTCCAGTATCGAAACCCTACCACTAACAAGCAGGCCTACATACGTTACCGGGTAAGAAACAATCAGATCGAAGCTGGCCAGCCAGTCAAAGCCAAAAAATTCGAGATGATGTATGTGCGGGATGGTTTTCAGGCTGATTTCCGCGCTCAGAAGGAGTGTCGGCGGCTGCTTTATTCACGAATGAGCATGGCTATTTCAGCCCTGGCTGACGGGGAGTGGGTGAACGTCGGGGATATGGTTCAGGTGCCTGACACCTACGATACCAATCAGCAAGCCGGTTACATCGTTGCGCGCGCAGGAAATGACTTCGAAACCAGCGAGCGCATCAGCTTTACCGGATCTATGTTCGTGATGATCACTGATAACCTCGGCAACACGACGGCGCGTTATGCCGCAACGCCGCGCGCGGACACGGCATATGGGTTTACAGCGTCTATCCCTCAAATCGCGCTAAACATATTCGACGGCTACAACGTGCAATCTCCATCGCGGTATGTAATCGCTACAAGCGAAGAGTTGAACGCGACGCAATGGATCATAAGCGAAAAGCAGCCCAACAGCGATGGGACAACAGCTTTAACATTGGCTGAGTACAGTGACCTGATTTACCCCTGACAGTAACTAATCCAACACCATACCAGCCTAAGAGCTGGTTTTTTTATGGAAAAAATATGGCTACTCAACCAACTCAAAATCCGGTACCAAGCGAATCACCTCGTGACCTTAAATTTAATGCGAGCAAGATTGATGGGTTTGTGACATCGCCCGCACTTCGTTACGAGGACAGGCTTGGAAATGAGCATTATACGATAGAGGGACTGCGCGACCTTGCGCAACGGGCTATAGCCCAATACGGATATATTACAATTGATTCATTTCAGGGTGGAGCAACCCTAACTCTTCCCAACCAGGTGTTAAGAGACACTGCAACTGGTGAGTATTATCGCTGGGACGGGGCATTTACTTCAGGAGGAAAATTAGTTCCTGCGGGTTCCACACCTTCAAACTCAGGCGGCATTGGTTTTGGAGCATGGATTTCTGTTGGGGATGCATCGCTTCGTTCTAGCCTCGCAAAGCCTGACGGGGCCAATATTATTGGGTTTGGATCTGAGACAGTATCGAGCGCCCTGCTAAAAAGACCAACGGCTTTAGACATATCCAGTGGGAATGGTTCTTTAATTGGCTATCAATACTCAGCTGATAGTTCATTAAGAACTTTGAATAACAGATTATCAGAAAATTTAAGCATTTTAGACTTCATCAAGCAAAGCGATAATGGAGATGTTTCACTGGCTCTGAATAGAATATTCAGTAAGTATTCTTCAACTGAAAGCTTTCAGGTTTTATTTCCGACAGGCAGGTATTCCTTTAAAACTCCGGCGATTTATAGCGGTAGTGCTCTAGTTGCGTTGGTGGGACAGCAAGGAACTACACTTTCTCTTGAAAATAATTCACCTTCTGCAAATTTATCTATAACTTCTGTAAGAAGGACTATTCTTCAAGATCTGGAGATCGAGGCAACACAAACCACAGCTGCCTCTACAAAAACAGCAATATACATTAACTGTACAGGTCAGGATGTGTCGCACACCCTCGTCAACGTGAGATGCTCCACAACGATTTCCAAGGCATCGACAGGGATTATCTTCTTTGATCTGGTAAATGTATCTTTGAGCAACTTCAGCTCTTGTTACGTAAGGTATTTCGGTGCTTTCTCAAAAGCAGAGTTCAGCAACAACATAGCTTTCAGGGTTAGTGCAACAACAAAAATAAGCACCGATAGCAGATTTGATAACTGCTCGGTAGTAGGTTGTGAATATCCATACCTCATCACCCCACCCAATGCCACATCTGGATTTCTAGAAGGCATAGCATGGAATAACTGCACGGTTGTAGATTGCCTGTATGGACCTGCAATTAGGGGCGACAACTCTCAGCCATACAAATCACCAATGTATCGCTGGATCGGCGGCCACATCTTTGCCTACAAAACATGCCTCGATGTTTACTGGGTGAGCCAGATAATTGTGGACGGAGCAATCCTCTATATGGTTTACGACAGCACCATATCAGGAAGTCAGGGGAGAACGGCAATAACACTGAATGAGACAGTTACATCAATGATTGATAATACAATAATCAGGCTTGTTAATCAGCCAAACGATGGTAACTCTCAGGGCGTTTATGTCGGAACTAACTGCAACTACACTAAAGTAAGCTCTCTTGCAGTATATACCGCGTCTCAAGGTAAGGGTGTAGTCAGTTCGCCCTCATCAAAGTACAGTAGAGTTTTTGATATCGTCGTGCTCTACTCAGGCTCGGCTCCCTCCGCCGCTGTCGCGCTTGGAGGTGCGAATGATGTAAATCTTGGCGGAACATCCGTTTACCCTGCCTAATTTTTAACTTCAACGTGGCGGGATGAGGATCTTATTCTGAATCCCGTGCCTTAATTTTTCTATCCTCTTCTCAATCAGGGTGGAGATAATAGCGCCAAATATCAAAGATGATATAATTGATATAAACATCCAGCCAAAGCTATCTGAATATCTTTTAGCTAACTCAGAAAATATAAACCAGTGGAATAAGTATGTCGAAAAACTATGCGAACCTATCATTCTCATTATTTGGCTGGATAATATCTTTGATGTAAAACCAGAGTCGTGAATGGATAAGTAAATGAATACAGCCCACAGCAAACTTAAAGTCATGTAGCTAGTAGGAAGGTTATCTAAAACAACAAAGTTTAGAGTCATATTTGAAAATGATGGGATTGCGATTAGTATTCCAAGTATGCAAAAAGCTATTGGAATCCCAAGTTTTCTTGATGTTAAATTAAATCTTGCTAAGAAGTATGAGGTGAAAATGCCAACAAGGAAGCTGGATATATACCATCTTGTTTCGATAGAGTTGCCTGGTATATTGATTTCAGGGTAAAAATATCTTGCTGAAATTATTAGTACGCCTGTGATAATCAACAATGAAGTTATGCCAAAGTGCTTTATGACTTTATTGAATATGAGTATTAATAATGGCAATAAAAAATAGAACTTAAATTCTACGGGTATAGTCCATAAGTGCGCAAACCCTTCCTGGAAGGATACTACTTTTAAAAGAGTTCCAAAGTCATAATATCCTAAGGAATAATAAAATGATGCGGCTATTAAGAATAACGGCAATATCCTTACCGTTCTTCCAAATACATATTCCATCAATGAATGCTTGTTTAAGCCAGTTTTTAAGAATTTATTTGTAAGCAGGAATGCACTAAGTACAAAAAAAAGCCATACGCCTATCTTGCCAGTACCGCTAAGATATGGCCGGGTAGCAGGTATAAACATTACCAAAGCATGAGCCATCAGCACAATCAATACAGCAACCCCCCTTACACCATCTGCAGCAGGGAATTTCTTTAAATGAACCGTGTGCATCTCACCCAAGATTAAAATCCTCTTTACTTAATTGTTATCGATCTGATTTCAAAAGCCTTCATGAACAGCTCTAATCAAAATCCCTTCAAGACCATGCTAAAAAAACAGCCCGTATCCGGGCTGAGTTTCAAAGATTATACATTCTTCCATTTCCATCCGGAGCAATCACATGAATATCCGATTTAGATATCTTTCCTGATGCAACGTAATTAAATAAGAATCCTGAGCGCTTACTTACACCGGGTACCGCAGCAGTTACATCAGGCCTGTCAGTGTCAGGTTCAATCTTATCGACAAGCTTGTTTTTTACAAACACATAAACTTTAGTCTTCTCGCCGCTCAGTGATGAGGCCCAGCCAGAAATCGTGATTTGAGTAGACGGAATTCCCATCCCCCGATCCATCTCAGTCAGAGTATCAGTTAATGTTATCAAATCAACATGACCTACTACTCTTCCGCAAGTTATGCTGCAGGTTTGAACATCCTCAACCGTAGGCTTTGCACTGTATGAAAATCCGCAAATAGCAATAACAATCAGTAACAACTCCGGGTATATGAGAGAGGGCCTCAATGATTCCATTTTGCTTTCAAGCAATCTGCTTATAACCAGCCCAACAGTTACTGCAGCCAATGGCACGATACCATAGGCGAAAAGCTGACCGTTGAGATGATAGTGAAGAACCATATGACGCCAGGCAAGAATTTGCCATGAGAATACGCCAGCGACTATTAATAGCGCGCCAAAGGAAAGAACGGATTGCGCTTTTGTAGCCGTCTTATCTTTCATGAATAAACGCGGAAGCCATACAAGAGAGGCCAGCGATGCAATCAGAGCAAAAAACTTGAAAGGTAGTGAAATCCCGGCAAACTGAACGGCAGGAAGATAGAAATACTCTTTGAATGCGGTTACTGCAAACAGGAGCTTATGGTTAGCTAAATCCGATGACAGCAGTGATATCAGAGATTCATTACCTGGACGGGATGCGAGGTGGGCGATCAGAATATCTGCCTTTTTATCATCACTGTTTGCACCCGTATGCGTTTCTGCGCGGTTAAGGATAGTATTGAAACCAAGTGAATCATTGATGCTATGCAACTGAATAACGTGTAATAGTATTGCGGCCAAAAAACCAGCTATGCATGCAGCAAATATAAGAGCCAGGTGCTTAATTTTAACGTCTTTACCATTAGCCGCACATGAGAAAACATAACCGGCGCAGGCGAAAAGGGTCACAGTGGTAATGTATTCATAACCACATAAGCATTTAAGAAACATCGCCAGGAAAACAATGGCGAACGCTTTCACCCCCTTGTCTTCATGCCAGAAATTGCCCTTATTGAGCATAAGCATGAACGGCAACATGATGGTGAAAGGGACCCAATACAGTGAATATGAGAATGTGAGTGTCCATGGAGACAGGGCTAGCGCGAGCCAGTAAGCCACTACGCCTGGAGTTCCTGCAAGCCGATATATTTTTGGAACCGCCATCGCAAAGGTGATGGCAGTAATTGCAGATATAATGCTTGCAGCTACTAAACTAATATTTTGAGTGCTTGCGCCAGGAAGTAGGTCGTGAACCCCAGCCAATAATATTCCTTGGATGCCTAACTGTGATGTATAGGTTTGCTCAAACCAGCGGAGAGACATAAATTCATGTATCTTGCTGACGATAATGAAAGAGTCTGACCCAAGAAAGTTATCTCCATGTCCCTGGATTAAAAAGCACCATGTTACGTACAAGGCAACCGCGAAAAAAATTGCGATAGCCATTTCACCCTCAAGCCGTTTTTTAATGGCCTCAAGCGTCTGATTCATCATCATTCCTTGTTTTTTTTCATACTGAATTTATGGTGCACAACATACTTGATTGAGTCTTAAGGTCAACAATCAGTTAAGACATTTATCAATGTGTGTCATGTGGTGGCTTTAGGGAAAGAAGAAAGGCCCGGCGACCGGGCAGTGACTCATCCGATCCTGCCTGATAAGGCTACGGGGTGGGTCATTTGAGATTAGTCACTATCCGCGACCCCGGCCCGATTAAAATCCCTTCCAGCTCAACCTCTTAACAAATCTGTGAACTGGTCCGCCTTGATCAATCCTACCGATCGATATTACTGTTTATTCATACAGTATTTATCAGAGGAGGATTTATGATGGCGAGAGAAGGTGATATTAAGGCGGCATTCATGGCTGCCATGAGGCGAGAGCCGGGGCTGGGCGTTATCGTCAGGACGCAGGAGTTTGTCCATCAGCTGGAGCTGGTTAACTGGCACTTCAGCCTGCGTGAGGCTAACCAGTGGATAAAGGCAAACACGGCGACGTTCCGCGATGCATCGACTCAGGAGGGTGAGGCTAAGACCTACCGTCAGTTCAACCCGAACGGGGGAATCTGATATGGGATTCCCATCACCGGCCTCGGACTACGTTGAGGGCCGTATCGACCTGAACAAACTTCTTATGCCACATCCGACTCACATGCTGATGATCGAAACGCCGCTCGGCTTCGCTATTGTCGACAGAACGGTGCAGGGAAGGACAGGCGAAAAGGTCGCATTCCAGCTCGGAGACTATTCGCAGCTAGGGAGATTGTTCAAAACAGGAATTATCACCTCGGATGGCGAGACGATCGACGGAGAAGGTATGGAAGGGATTATCGTGCTGGGGAAGGTCACGGCTGAGATAGTGTCCGTATACGAACCGCTCCGGCCGATAATTTAACGATACCGAAAATTTCCCGAACCGGAAACGAAATAACTCGCAAGCGTTTGATCTTGAACGACTGTATTAGTAAGTATTGCAACCATGAAAAGGGGTGCTTTTGTTATTCAACCCACTGTTAAATAACAGGAAAACCCCTATGCATTGCAAACAGGAATCGTATTCGGTCTTTTTTTGGTTGGCATTTAAAAACAGCAACTTAGATTAAAATCAATGAGTTAAACGCCACCCTGTTGCCTTCTGTTCTACTCTGCTGGACTCTGTGCCGCCACTTTGTCGCCATTTTTCTTCGCCATCAATGCCAGCGGATTAAGTTTAACGAAC